GATCCAACTGCACCATCTGCTTTTGGGTGGGCAAATATAACCGGTATAGCTATTAATAGATATAATAGAAATACAGTTGATATAAATCCTGTAATTAATTTATTTCCAAATCAATTAATTAGAATTTCAGATGTAGATAGTTCCGATACTTCAAGCTATGCAATATATGAAGTTGGAACAGTAACAGATTTAACAGGAGCTTATTTATTATCTTTAACACATAGAGGTAGTGCTGGTACGCCTGTTGGAGGTGTTACATCTATAGCACCATCTGGTTTTACAAATGAAACAACATTTATATTTACACAGGGTACAGCAAGTAATACATGGACTATAAATCATAATTTAGATAGATTTCCAAGCGTAACAATAGTTGATAGCTCAGACAATATAGTTGTTGGTGCTGTAACATATAATAATTCAAACCAAATAATTATTTCCTTTTCAGAAACAGTAATAGGAAAAGCATATTTAAACTAAAAAAAAATGGCAATAAAATATTTAAACAGTCTAGATTTAAACAAAAATCAGTTACAAAATGCTGTTATACAGACTGCATCTTCAGATCCGTCTTCACCTGTTGCAGGGCAAATATATTATAATACCACAGATAATGTTATAAAGTTTTATAATGGATCAGCTTTTGTAAGTGCTGGTGGTGATTTAACTGCTGTAACAAGCGCAACAACAGATCAACTTACTGTAGCAAATGGAACAGGTCCAATTCCTTCATTAACCGTTGTAACAGGAGCTGTAGCAAATGGGGGTAGTGCGCTTGCCACGGGAGATCAAATATATGATTTTGTAACTGTAGGCATTAATGCAAGAATACAAAATGTTACAGACCCAACAGGCGCACAGGATGCAGCAACTAAAGCATATGTTGATAGTGTTGCTACAGGATTATTAGAATATAAAGGAGGGTATAACGCTTCAACTAATTCACCTGCATTAACAGGTGGTTCTAATATTGCAAGTGATAAAGGAGATACATATACTGTAACTGCAGATGGTACATTTATAAGTGAGCAAGTTAGAGTTGGTGATTTAATTATAGTTGAAGAAGCAATATCGGCTAGTTCAACTCCTGCACTTTCAAAGTTTACAATTGTACAATCTAATGTAGATTTAGCAACTGCTGCTGCTACAGCCGGTGCTGCTGTAAAAGGTATTTCAGGTTATGATTCAAATAACTTTTCTGTATCTAGTGGTTTTGTATCACTTAAAAAGTTTTCAGCTAATATAGGTGATGGATCTAATACATCATATACAGTAAACCACGCACTTGGTTCAAGAGATGTAATTGTACAACTATATGACAATTCGTCTTATGATACTGTATTTGCTGATGTAGTTAGAACAGATACAAATAATGTTGCAATAACATTTGGTGCTGCACCATCAACAAATGATATAAGGGTACTTATACAAAAGATATAATACATGGGTATTAAATTTCAATCACCGATAGATCTTTCGGCACATAGAGCTATACGTCATAGCGATACAGCCCAGACTTTAGAAGTTAAAGTTGTAACTAAAACTGCTGCACATCCAGAACATGGTAATGGTAGTAGTAATGGCTATACTATAGACGGTATTGAAGGAGCATATCTTGAATTTACACCCGGTAATACATATAAGTTTGATCAATCTGATAACTCAAATAGTGGACATCCATTATTATTTTATGAAGATGCTGCTAAAACAACAGCATATACAACAGGGGTAACAAATAATCATGGTTCAACAGCACCTGGTAATTCTGGATCATATACACAGATTATACCAACTACATCAACTCCTCCTGTATTATTTTATCAATGTAGCAATCATGCTCTTATGGGTAGCTATGTTAAATTTGGTACAGGCACAATAGGCGATACATATTCTATAAATGCCACACAAGATGGTGATCATGTAGATTTAAATTTAGATGCTGCAAGTGGCACAGATTCAACTGTACAACTAAATGCTGGTAGTAATATAACTCTTACTAGAGATAATGCTAATCAAGTTACAATAGCATCTACCGCATCTGGTGATACTTACGATTTAAATGCAACACAAGATGGTTCAAATGTAGATATAAATCTAACATCTGGATCTGGAAGTGATAATTCTACCGTTCAATTAACTGCTGGATCAAATGTAACTCTAACAAGAAATGGTGCTCAAGAAGTTACTATAGCTGCATCAGGTGGTTCACAAGGCATAACAATACAAGAAGAAGGAAGTGCTTTATCTACACTAGCTACAACTTTAAATTTTACAGGTACAGGAGTAACCGCCTCAGGTACAGGAGCAACAAAAACAATTAATGTTACTGGTGGTAGTGGTAGTGGAACTGTAACTATAGAAAAAGATGTACATACTGGTAATGGTTCAACTACTACATTTAATACTAGTTCAGCTATTGCTAATGAAAATAATGTACAAATTTATATAGATGGTGTATATCAATCTAAAGATAATTATACAACAAATGATAGTACAGTTACAATGGCAACTGCTCCTGGTAATGGTACATCTGTAGAACTTATTCAATTTGTAGCTATAAGTGGGAATGTAGTAGCGGTTGATAATTTTACAGGTAATGGTTCAACTACAGCCTTTAGTCTTACTTTATCTGTTTCTAATAAAAACAATACTCAAGTATATATAGATGGAGTATATCAAGATAAATCTACATATACAATTAGTGGTACTACTTTAACATTTTCTCCAGCGCCAGGTAATGGTGCTAAAATAGAAGTTGTTCATATAAAAGCTTCATCGTCAGGATCTGGAATTAGCTGGGACTCAAGTATTCAAACCGCTAATTTTACAGCTACAGCTGGTGAAGGTTATTTTGTAAATACAGCAGGAGGAGCTATAACGGTAACTTTACCTGCATCTCCATCATTAGGAAATGAAGTTTCAATTGTAGATTATACAGGAACATTTGCAACTAATAACTTAACCATTAACCCTAATGGTAATAAAATAAGAGGAGGAACTGTTAATAAACTATTAAATGCAAATAATAAAGCGATAACATTAGTATTTACAGATTCAACTGAAGGTTGGGTTATAGCTTCTGCTGCATCCGATGACGATTTAGCTGCTTCTCCTTATAGTATAGACGCTTTAATTGTTGCAGGTGGTGGTGGTGCTGCGCAAGGTGCAGGTAATGGAGGCGGAGGTGCTGGTGGTTTATTAGCAGGTACAATTGCTAATCAAATTTCTGGTGTACAATATACTATAACTATTGGTGCTGGAGGTGCTATTGCAAATAGTGGTTATCATACAGCAGGTAATGATGGTAGTAATTCTTCAATTGCCATAGCAGGCGGAGCAACTCATACTTCAAACGGTGGTGGTAGAGGTGGTGCTGGTACTAGCACACCAACCGCAAATGCTGGTGGTTCTGGCGGCGGTGGCGGTGGTGCTAATATAAATGGTACAAACACAAATGGGGGAGCTAGTAATCAAGGAAACTCTTCACCTTTAACCGGTCATGGTAATGCTGGTGGCAACGGTGGTGGATCAAATGATTATATAGGTGCAGGAGGCGGTGGTGCCGGTGCAGCTGGTGCAGTTCCTTCAGGAGCATATCCTAACATAGCAGCTGGTAATGGTGGTGTTGGAAAAACTTCAACTATAATTTCAGCAACAAATGCATCTAGTCAAAGTATAGGAGAAGTTAGTGGAGGATCTGTATATTTTGCCGGTGGCGGTGGTGGTGCAGCTTATAGTACTTCAGATTGTGGAGATGGCGGTTTAGGAGGTGGTGCTGATGGTGTTACTGGTTCTAATCCTGGTAATGCTGGTGCTGCAAATACAGGAGGTGGCGGTTCTGGAACTCAATATGGTAGTCAAGGAAGTGGTGGACCAGGAGGTTCAGGTGTTATAATACTTAAAATGCCTACAGCAGATTATTCAGGAACAACAACAGGATCACCTAGTGTTGTTACAGAAGGAACAAACACTATATTAGTTTTTAAAGCATCAGGAACATATACAACTTAATAATTATGGCACATTACGCTTTTTTAAATATGCAAAATATAGTTACTGAAGTAATAGTAGGTAAAGATGAAACGGAAGGTCCAACAAATTGGGAGATGCATTATGGCAATATGCGTGAGCAAGTTTGTAAAAGAACATCATATAATACTTCAAAAGGAGTACATTTAAAAGGAGGAACGCCTTTTAGAAAAAATTATGCCGGTATAGGATATACATATGATTATAGTAAAGATGCATTTATACCTCCAAAGCTATTTCCTAGTTGGACATTAAATGAAACAACCTGTTCATGGGAACCTCCTGTAGAAATGCCTAATGATGGTAAAGTATATATGTGGGACGAAAATAATCAACAATGGGTAGAACAATCTCTTAATAATAAATAAACATGGCATTAACAAAAGTAACACATAACGTTTTATCAGATAGATATACAGCAAGTGTAGCAATATCAACATTAACCGGTACAGTATCTTTTGATTGTGCTAGTGGTTCTGTATTTAAACTAAGTGGTGATTTAACTGGAGCATATACCATTAATTTAACTGGATATAAAAAAGGCCAGGTGATAACTATATATCCTTTAAAAGCGCAATCAATTACACTAGCTGCACAAGGAAGTAATTCAAACACTTTTAATAAAATTGGTGGGGTGGATTATGATAACACAGGTCATAATATTTTACAATTAGAATGTACAGATGATTCTTCTACAGATCCAATATTTATGTACAGTATAGCTACATATACTAGTGATAATACTCCATAATTATGTTAAGAAGAAAACTTTTAGCACCAAGATCCTATGCTGCAGCCGAAGTAGAAGTTAGATATATTGTTGTTGCCGGTGGAGGCTGTGCAGGATATGACGGTTCATTTGGTACCAGATTTGGTGGTGGTGGTGCTGGTGGTTTATTAACAAATACAGTTAATATACCTATTGGTGAAACATTAACTGCAACCTCTATAGGGGCAGGCACAGGATATAATACAGGATCTAACGGAAGTAATACTGTATTAACATCAACAACTCTCGGAACATTAACAGCTATTGGTGGAGGAAGAGGTGGTAGTTATAGTGCTGCTGGTGCCGCTGGAGGATCTGGTGGTGGTGGAGCAGGATCAGGTGCAGGTGGTGCTGGAACATCAGGACAAGGTAATGCGGGAGGAAATAGCCAAGGAGGTTATTGGTCTGCAGGTGGTGGTGGTCATTCAGCAGCAGGTAATAGCGTTAATGGTGGTGCAGGTACAAACTTCACATGGGCTAATTCAGCTTCTGGTGTTAATACAGAAATGTTTGCTTATGGAGGTGGATCTAGAGCTGGTGGAGGCGGTTATTATGCTGGTACAAATGGTGACGGTTCTAGCTCAGATACTGGAAGAAATACAGGTAGCTCATCTCCAGCTGGTGATAATAATCCTTATACAGGTTCTGGAGGAAGATGGCAAGGAGGAGGTGGAAACTCTGGATCAGTACAAATAAGAATACCGGCTACACATACAGGATATTCTAAAAATAGATCTTATAATGATGTTGTTAGCGGTAATTATAGATATTTTAGTTTAAATAGTAGCTCAGACACTTTAACATTATAATATGGCACATTTTGCACAAATAGATTCAAATAATATAGTTACAAAGGTTTTAGTATTAGCAAATGAATTGATAACTATAGATGGTTCAGAACAAGAAAGCAAAGGTATAGAAATATTAACTAATTTGCACGGAGGCACATGGATTCAAACATCAAGGTCATTAGCATTTAGAAAAAATTGGGCTGGTATAGGATATACTTATAATAGTGAATTAGATGCATTTATACCGCCTAAACCATATAATAGTTGGATTTTAAATGAAAGTACTTGCCAATGGGAAGCTCCCGTTGAGCATCCTTCGGGTGAAGAAAAATGTGAATGGGATGAAGATACACAACAATGGATTAATTGTGTAATTCCTATTCCTATTGAAATATAATTATATGAAAAAAAAATTCAAAGATACTGTAGTTGGAAAATTTTTATTAAATAAAATTCCAACTGTAGTTGGATCAATAGCTAGCGGTACACCAGCTGGCAGTATTATAGAAGCTATAATAGGTAGTAGTGAAATGTCTGATGGCGATAAAGAAATTGCATTAGAAAAACTAAAACTTGAAAGAGCTGAAATAGATGGGACAACAGAAAGATGGGTAGCAGATGCTAGCTCAGGTGCATGGCTTGCGGCTAATGTTCGTCCTTTAGTATTAATATTTTTAACAGTAAGCTATGTAATTGGGTGGTACTTAGGTTATCCGCTTGATTCAATAACCGGTTTATTAACAATAGTAATCGGAGGCTATTTCGGGTCACGAGGTGT